GTAGAGCGGCACACCTGGAGGCGATAGCGCCTCGTAGGTGTAGGTCGCCGCGTCTTGTATTTCGACGATGCGATCGCCCGCCTGGGGAACCGTCGCAGCGCCGGCCAATACCAGGTCCACCTGGCGAATCAGAAAGTCGCGCGACTCGATCCGGGTAATGACGCCGGATTCCGACGCCTGCTCGAACTGCGAGTCGCCGATTCCGGCATCGAGCACGACGGACGACGTCGATCCGCCAACGGTTCGGCTGTAGGTGATCGCCGTCGTCGCCGTCTCGTGCAGCTTGTCGTGCATCCATTCGGCGGCCTCCTGAAACCGATCGGCCATCGGGGTTCACCACGTTCGCCACGTCCACCGTGCCTACTCGTTCGTCTTGCGCGACCGCACGACCAGAAAGAAGGCGGGCATGTCCGCCGTGGTGCCTTGCGTCACCGCAACCGTCACGTGCTCGGCCGCCGCCAGCAGCTTGTGCGTCGCCGCCAACGCTCCGAGCGATTCGTAGTCGGACGATGGCGGCTGATCGGCTGTGTTGTAGGTTTTGGTGACGATCGCATTCGCTGCGTCGTCCGCGATGGCGATCACCACCGTATTCGAGTCATCAACATCGGCCGGCGCCCCGAGCGTCAGAATACCGACCTCGACAAGTTCCCGTGCATCGATCGGATCAACGAAAAACGGTCGAGCTGCAATGTCGGCGTTCGCCGCGAGGTCTTCAATCGGAATCAGGTGCAGTGCTTCGGTTTCGCCGGCCACGTCCTCGAATACCAATACGCGAACAGTCGTGTCCGTCGCCAACGCCTGATTGATGCAACGACCCATCAGCACGTTAGCGCCGCGCGTCTTGGTTGCCGCCCCGGTGCCGACTGTGCCGCCGACCGGATCTCCGGTCGCGTTCCAGAACACGACGTCGCCGATCTCTTTCTGGACCGCGTCATGCGCGAGGCCGACAACGCCGGACACCAGCAGGGCCCCACCCGCGTTGGCCGCAATTGCCCGCGCGGCGAAGCCCTTGAACCCGTTGTCGATCACAACGTCGCCGGCCGCGACGGCCGATGACGGCGTGTAGTCGACTTGCTTGCCCTCTTGGATGAACGTCGCTTGAAACGCCATGGTCTATCCTCCCGATCGGCTGCGCCGATCCATCTCGTGCGGCACGGCGTGCCGCCGGGTTAAATCACGCCTCGCCCTTCGACTTTACACCGCCGCGATACTCCTGCTTTGAAACGCCGAAGTCATGGTAGCCCCGCATCTGGATTCCGAGCACGTTGAAATCGGCGTCCGAGGTTTCGACCGTCGGGCTCTCCTGTCCATTCAGGAATGCCGTCTCGATGACCCTTACGTCCATCGGGTCGGCCAACAGATACCACGCCGCCGCGCTGAACCCAGTGTAACTGGAGTTCCCCAGATAGGCGGACACCTTCGGCGGAAACTTGCCCGCGTGCGGGTTGGCGACCGGGAACTTTGTGCTCGCGGTTGTGTCTCGCAGCTCGACCGATTTCTCCAACTGCTCGGCCGTCGCCTTCAGCGCGGTGGGCACCAAGAGAATCTTCGGCATCACCGCGATCGGATATCCGTCCGGGTCCGTCTGGTCCATGAACTTCTGCTCGGCTGTGGTCAGCGAATCGATGCCAAGGGCAGACGACGCGCCGTCGAAGAAGTTGCTGTTGCCGGTGGCAAAAAACGCAGAGTTGTCGAGGAACGCTGTCCAGAACACATCGTTGACCTTCAATGCGGCCCCACGCCCCAGGTGCATTGGGATTTCCGTCAGGGCGCCGAGATCGTCGTTGATGATGTCCTGGCGATCGATCGATAGCATCAACGCGTAGGTGTCCGCCTTGTTGGTGTAGCTCTGCTCGCCAAGCGTCCCGTGCTTGATCTCGCCCCCGGGCTCGACCTTGTTGTATTGCGCGGCAACGGTCAGCCGGTAGCTGGTAACAGTCTTGAAGTCGCTGACATTGCGAACGGCCGTGATTTCTCGCCATACACGTTCAACACTGAGCCATCCCTGCAAAATGAACTTGTTAGCGATGTTGCTCAGAATCCCGCTGATGTCGATCGTCGAGAACCCGGCCTGTACCGAACCGCCGCCAAACGCAGCATGCAACACGTCGCGCAGCTTGTCATTCTGCCAGTGCCGCCCCTGGTATCCGTTCATGGCCGCGGCTTCGACGATGAGGCCGCGAAGGCCGAGGCCGCTCCGGTACATGCGCTGACTACGGTCCAGAGTTTCCTCGTCAAACTGCGCCTCGATGTCGCCGCGATAACCTCCGGCTCGCATCAACGCGCACTCCAGGACCGCACTCGTCGGCGTCGTCTCCGGGCTGTGGATCGCCGGCACCTTCGGTCGCCCGGCGCGCACAACCGCCCGCTTGGTCTGCTTCACCGTCCAACCCTTCTCGATAGCATCAGCTTCGATCGCCCCGAATGTCGCCCCGCACAGTGAACGAATGGAGTCGACCCGACGCGATTCGGCTGCCAACCGTGTCCGCCTGGCGGCGACCTCAACGTCTGGAGGAGTGGGTGCGGCTTCGTCCTCGCCGTCATCGTCAGCGTCCTCGTCCTCTCCGGCGCCATCATCGTCGTCCGGGTCAGCGCCTTCAGCTTCTTCCGCGGCGCAGACACGCTCATACATGGAGCGCAAGCGCTTCGTTTGCTTGTCGCCGAGGGCGTCGATCTCGAACCCGCTCGCCTGTAGCCATTGCTCGAACGTCATCGTTATTACTCCTGTCGCCGCAACCCGAGCCGAGGATTGTTCGTCGGCCCCCAAGGCCACAAAACTCACTTCGCCAAGTCGCCCATGACGCACAATAAAGAGAGGCCCCTTGAAATTGCGCCCGTTCGCGCGGGCGGTCTGATCCACGTCGACCAGCTCCATTTGTTCGACATCGACGCCGACGCTCGTCTGCCACTCGAACCCGTTCCGGGCGTGCAATGCGATTTTGCCAGCCGGATCGTCCGGGTTGTCCAGGTCGCCCGTCAGCCGGCCGACCAGTGTGACTGAACGCGACCTGATCGTAGTCGCCGTCGCCTGGCCGGCGATCGAAGCGTCATCGTGATCCAGTAAAACCGGTGTCCGCTGCCTTGCCCGCAAGCCGTCCAGGTCGATCACCACTGGCCGCATGAAGCCTCTGACTCTCATCGCCCCGCCGTTGTACGCATTGATGACGAAGGTGCCTCGCTTGTCCTCGTCACCATTCTGCGCCAACAGGTCGATCGCTGCGCTCGCGTGCAGGTCGAACCGACGCTGACTCAACGGTGGAGGCGACGCTCTTGACGCCCGCACCATCGCGCGCCGTTTGATTCGTCTGGATCGTTTGGACACGACTACGAGCCCTTATCTTCGTTTTCGTCAGCCTCATCTACCGGAGCGCCGACCGGACGGCCTGGCATCGAAACGGCCTCGGGTGTCAATTTGAGATCGTGCAACAAGTCGCGTTCGCGCTTGATCTGCTCGAACGCGCTCTCCCAGTCTCGTCCTTGCCGACCGTATTCGGCAGCATACGTGGTCGTAAAGTTCCTGAGCCTCACATTCTGCGCCGCCGCTTCTTTAGCCGGGTCGACGTGTTCGTGCCCGTCCCAGAACCATTCATGCTTCAGGTCGGCCGAGATTTCTCTAGCGGACCTCGGCAGATAGTCCTCAATCAACGACGCTTCATCGATCCATGCGGCGAAGATGCGATCGAGGATGTTAATCTCGATCATGCGCTGCTGAACGCGCAGCGACCTGAAAAACGCCTGATGATCCAACCGCCCCGAGGCGTAATTGTAGCCCGAGGAGTTACCCGCCGCGACGTTGTATGGCATATCCAGACACCGGGCGATCTCGTTGAGGACTTCGCGCTTGAAGTCCGGGTACATGGTGGTCGGCTGTTCGGCTTTGATCTGTGTGATATTCCAACCGTCCGGCAACGTCATCCACATCCCGCGTTCCAGCTCGATCTCGTCCCACAGCTCAGGTTTTACGATTTCGCCGGTGTCCGGCGCCGCTTCCGAATGGATAACGCCACCTGGAAGGGCGGCGTTTTCGGCCGCCGTCAGCACGGCCAGCGTGTAACGGCGCAGCATCGCAAACAACGGAAGCGCCGGAGCAATGGCCGACACACCGCGAATCTGTCCGGCGCGTTCATGCTTGAAATGATGAATGATAGCCTCGGCCGGGATGGGGGCTAGAAACTGGTTCCGGTTCGGCCGGTAAAACCGGTCCCCCGGATGGTAGCGCATGACGTGATACCGCAACGGGTTCTGTGCCTCGTCGAACTCAATGCCGTCGATGACCTGGTTCGGGCCAGCGATCTTCGGCCAAGGCGTTTGCAGTCGCTCCGCCTCAATCGGGGCGACGTCCAGCTTGACCGGATGGTCGATACGATCGTTGTCGGTCAACAGGGCGATCGCCTCGCCTCGCACGGTTTCGGATATCCGAAGGGTGTGTAGCTTCTCGGTCAGATGCGCCGCCAACATCCATTCGCCGAACCGTTCCTCAATGACGCTGTTGGCTTTCGAGTCGCCATGCGCCAGCATTTGCAGACGCGGGCCGGTACCGATCGTGTAGTTCGCCAGCGTGTTGACGATGCCCCTGCAATAGCTGTTGTTCTCGTACTCATACTGCGCCCGGCTTATCAGTATACATCGCACTTCGCGCGACATCGCCGCAGATGCCGACAGCTGATCGGCATTCGCCCAGTGCCGACGATTCTCGTGGGTCGTTTGAGCGGCGTCGTATTTGGCGCGAACGCTCCGGTTGGGCGATGACGTGCGAATCTCCCGGGGCTTTCTAGACAGGCCAAACACTATATGGCCCCCGGCGGGACGGTGCGATAAAACCGAATACCGATGCCGCTCGCGGCGGCGGTTTGCGCTCGGAGATACTTGTCCGCCTCGATTAGCTCAGTGATCGATCGCCCTTCGACCGAATGGCCATCAGCCATAGCGCGCTTGATCGCGTCCTTGCCCGCGCTCTCAATCGCCTCTTGGATTGTGTCAGATGCCATAGCGCCCGTATATGGACGCCATTCAGCACGTAGCAACCCCGCAGAGCAGCCGGGGGGCGCAAACAGTCAACTTGCTCTACGGGAAGTGGATGTTATCCGGCAATTCGCTCGATAGTCGTCATGCGTCGGCCGCAATGCCTGCATTCTCGACGGCGCTTCAGTCGTCCGCCGTAGGTTCGTCGCGTTTCGATGATCCACTGATGCGCACACCCACAGCGTGGGCAGGCCAGCCCATAGCCGGGTCGTTCATTATTTCCGTCAGGCGGCGCCAACGGAGAACGAATCGGCGGCAAGCCATCGCCTCCCAGGGTATCCGGCGACCATTCTTGGACGCCCGGCTTCGGCTGCGCCCGCAGCGACTCGCGTCGTTCCCGCCGAGTCTGTTTCACTTTCGCTCGCTTAGGCACGCGATGCTCGCCTCATATCTGAAAGCCTTACGCGCCGAACGCGACGCGGCTGCCAGTCCGACTCGCTCAACCGCGCCCCCACCATCGCGGCGCCGACTGCGCAACCGACCGCCCCATCCAACAAATCGTTATCACGATTCTCAGCACGCTGTTTCCACTCATCGACAGTGCGGCCGCTTCGCTCGTTGCGCACCCGAACACGGTATTCGGCCACCAGGTGATCGGCAAGCATCCGGTGCCGCTTGATGTCTTTCCCCCACAAGGTCAGGCCGCCGGTGTTGCCTATTTCGATCTTCAAGCGGTCATGGATGAACGATTTCCAGTAGTTCGCGTCAAAGACTACGTGTCGAATCAGTCGCCGGTTCGTTGTCAGAGGAACGCGCCAATTCAGGCCCACGACCTCGCCGCGCTTGCGCTTATACTCGGAGAATGGAATGCTGGAAGCGCCAACGTATCTGCCGTGGCTGGGCATGAGCACCGACGCGTATGGGCTCGTTTGACACACGTGATAGACTACGGCGCTCGACCGTTGCCAGTTAGCGTCCACCAGGCATCGGTTGATTCGCATCGAGATACCATCCTGCCGTCGCCATTCGCTCCCGACTGTTCGCCCCAGGAGAGAGGTAAGCGCCGCGTGCAACGAACCCTCGAATGCGGCTCCGGTCGGAATCATGCTCAGCTGGATGTCGCGCTTGGTAACATATGGCCGCGACTGTTCAGGCTCCGTGCCGTAGTCGATGACGTAGCCGCCGAAGTCGTGCTCCCACGCAATGACGATCCAGAACAGCGACTTGAGCTGCACATCGATGAACATGGTCAACATGGTGGCGCCGATTGGTATGATGCGTCGCTCGTAGCCGTTCAGTTTGGCCGCGATCTGCTCGGCGGTCATCAAATCTTCGTCGATCGTGTC